CAGGTTCAATCAATTCGTCAAAAATAGCAGGTTTTTCAATAATATAGCCATGTCCCAATCTGTATGGGCTAGCGGTCAATCCTATCACCCTCACATTAGGATTTGTACGATAGATGTCCGATAGAAATGTCCGATAGCCGCCCTCATCGTTGTGATTTACAAGATGACATTCATCTATAATCACTAAATCGACATGCCCGACTTGATCCGCGTGTTTCCTGATTGACTGAATCCCTGCAAACGTAATGGGTTCTCCTAATATCTTTTGACCCATACCGGCTGAATATATGCCCATGGGAGCATTAGGCCAATGCTGACGCATCTTTTGCGCGTTCTGTTCTATCAATTCCTTAACGTGCGTCAGCATCAAGATTCGAGTCTCAGGCCACGATTGCAACGCATCTTTACATAGCGCGGCTATAACGTGACTTTTGCCCGCACCGGTTGGCAAGACCAGACAGGGATTACCTGAATTGCGGTTTAACCAATCATAAAGTTGGTTTATGGATCGTTGTTGGTAATCGCGCAACATCATCCAACTACCCTCCCATTCAGCACGTCGCGGATTGCCTCGCTAGTATTGTCAGGATTAGCGCAAGCGCTAGGATTCGCGAGTATTTCACGGCTTGAAAACACAAAAGCATCGGGTTCACCGTTACGCACTGGTTTTCCGTCGATTTCAAAAGTCCATTCATTTTCGGTGTGATTAAGTATTTTCCATGGCACAAGGTCAAAATGCAGTAAATGCGACTCGCAACCTGTACGCTGAAACTCAACAGGAATCTCAGAGTTATCATGCTTTGCACACGTCCAGGTGCTTTTGTCTGTTGCGGTTGAATGGCAGCACGTCCGACAATTCACTTGAATATAATCATTCCATTTATTGTTCATTTTTAATCACCTGACATTTTTTTGTTTGTAATTTTTTTCTTATACATCCACAAGAAGAAGTATGTCCTGATGCAAGATTGCCAGAAGATACTAATTTTTCTTCACCACACTCGCATTTACACATCCAAATTAAATTTCTTTTACTGTTGCTTCCAGTTGAAAACATTACAGTTAATAAACCAAATTTTTGTCCAATTTTATTGTGTTTTTTGGTTTGAAAATCATGTGCAGCGCATCCACAGCTTGGTTCTCTTCCGTGTCTTAAAGCAGGTGCGCTTTTTATAATTTCTTTTCCGCAATCACATTTGCACACATAATTTCTATGTCTAGCTGAAATTTTTTCTCCTGAAAAATCAATTACAGTTAATCTTCCAAACTTTTTTCCAATCATTTTTATTGTTTTTTTTTCAGCAATCATGTCCATCAATTCTTTTGGTCTTTTAATACCGGTTTTTGCTTGTGATATTTTTCTTTTATGCTCGTGTGTTGGTATTATTCCAGAAGGCCCTTCTCCACCATCGGTTAAATTGCACAAAACAATCCCGCTATTTTTAAGTTTTGCTATATGGATTTTTTCCAAAACAAAAGCATCATGTTCGCTCATGTTTTCCTCAACATATCTTGCAGAAAAACCATCTGATTTAACTACGATTCTTTTCCAAAAAATATTTCTTCCTGTTTTGCTTGTTGCTCTTTTGTTTTTGCCTTTCCCAACATAAAAAACAACGCCGGTATCATTTCTTATGTGCTCGTAGACATAAAAATTATTTTTCTCGTTTTGTTGCTCTGTCATGTCTAACTCCCATTTCTCTGTGGCATACCACTCCGTATGCAGGACACATTTTACACAAAAAATATGTTGGATTGGTAGACATTGGCTCAGGCATACGGTCAGATTGCACCAAGCGTTTGCCGCGATCTACATACTTTTGTGCTATTTCCTTATTAAGTCGCACTCGTTCTGTATAGATTTCGTCATTATCTTTACAGATTGAGTAATACAACGCTCGGTCAATCTTTAAACCAAGCATATAAAGTTGCATCTGTATGTAATGTTGCGGCTTCGATTTTTCGACGCCATGCTTTTGCAAGTCATCAAATGACTTTTTGCTGTGCGTTTTGCACTCTAGCACGTGATATTTAAGAGGCGCTTCAGGTACGCCAGACGTGATAACGCCGTCAACGCTTCCTGATATGTGCCATCCAAAATCAACAGAGGATTGGCGATCACTAACTTTTACACCAACGGCACGCAAATCTTGCAAGATAGTTGATTCCTCTAGTTGGCCTCGACGAAACAGCCTTAAGATGCGTCCGTCGAATTTCTCAATCACAGCCCACCGGAATGACAGCCACAAATAGCGGTCACATGGATGGCCCAAGATTGAGCAACCCATGTGTGGACGCGGTGGTGATTGCGTATCGGCATGATGCTGGTCAATCATTCCGGCCAGCGTGATTTCTGGTTCAGGTATTTTCATTTGCTTACCTTGTATTAAAAGCCGTCCTTGGCTATGTTGATTATGCTATTTCTTTGCCCAAGGCGGCGATGATGTGCTGGCGGTTTGCGTTGGCGCACTTGTCGGCATAGTTGGACGTGGTATCGCGCTTCCTTCTATTGCTTTCCAAGCGCGAATATCGTTGCCAGCCCCGTATTGCTCAGATTGCGTAACCTGAACCTTAATGCTCAGTTTACCGCCGATGAAATCATCAGTGTCGCTCAAGCGTGACAGGCCGATTGCACGCATAATGTCACCCAGTTGTTGCCGTCCGATTTCCTCGGCCTTCGGATTGGCGTTACGTATGTTTATGTTGCCAAAAACAAAACGTCCCGCATGGGTCGGCCCAAGCACTTCGTACTTGAGCGCAATCATCTTGCCGCCGCTTTTAGTCGGCCTTATTTCTGCGCTGTTTATAGACGCCATGTACCATCCAGCCGGAAGCGGCTCGAAGGATGGTTGACTAGTGGGCAGACTGTCGAGGTCAAAAGATTCATCAAGTAACATGGCTCTACTCCTTAATTGTAATGGTAAAACTGGGACGCCCTGGCGTTGTTGTAATGGCGTCAAGCAGTGGATCGGTGATGGTGTGGTCAGCGGCTTTCCATGCCGTCATTGAAAGTTCAGGCTTCCACCTGAACAGCGTAGCAAGATGATCCGCCAAGCCATGCTCGGCGGCGATCTCAAGAAGCCGCTCGTCATCTATTTTGCGGTTCATCCGACAAACTGCTTTAATCACAATGATTCCTTCTTTGTGCGTTACGGTTCCCTCCTCATCTTCCTGAATCCTCATGGCTTTTGCTAGGTCGTCCTCTATGGCGCGTCTTTTCTGAGTTGCGGCCTTTTCGCTGGCCTTAGCGATCAGCCATTCTTGGCTCAATTTTTCTATAGTCATTTCATTTCCCCATAATTGTGTCAATGACAACGCTTAGATTTGGCTCCATCCAAGCTGAAAGTTTTCCTGAGCGATCTTTAGCCGTCCACATGCCGTCCGAATCACACATGAACGCCCTTTGAGTATTGCCGTCCGCGTCGCGCTCAACACGCAGTGCCAGCACTTCATCAAAGAAGTAGGGCAGTTGTTGCCCTAGCTTTTGTCCTGGCATTGATGGCGCGTAAAGCATGCGCCCCATTTCATCCTGAGACTTTTCAACCTTTGCCGTCATCAAAACGTGTTTGCCAGGCAAATCCCTAAAAGCGCGAATGAGGTCAGTCATTTGCTCTTGCATCGCGCCATAAGCCTGACGTGGATCCTTCGTGGCCTTTTTTTCAGCGTTCAAACAAACTTCGGCAATTTCGGAAATAGAATCCAGCGCCACCGATTCAAAGCCGCTGGCCTCGACTGAAGATGTAAGCCATGTGTAGGCTTCCATCAGATCTGACATTGTTGATATTTCAATGAAGGGAATGTCGGCTCCCGCGAGAGAGAGCAAGCCGCCCTCGGCAGAGAGAATGACAGGACTCGGCAGTGTTGCGATGCTGGTTGTTTTTCCAGAACCGGCAGCGCCAAAAATTAAAATTTTTACACCGTTGGCGCTAAGGCCGTCAGTTCGCTTTAATTGGATCGCCATTATTCAACCTCCACAACGCACGCGCTAATGCGCTTACGCTTTCCGACTTCACGAGCCGCAATGCCAGCGGCGTTATATTTTTGACGGTTAGCGCCAGTCCTTGACGTGTAACCGACGGGCTTTTCGCCGTCGATTGCAATTACTGACTTAACAGCCGCCATTCCCGCGCTGATTTTCTCAGCCGACGCGGTAATCGTCACAGACCGCCATCCAGCGGCGGTGAACACACTTGCTTCGTATGCAATTTGCATAATTGAATCCTAGTTATTGCTACGGTCAGCACAATGCTGGTTGTAGCGTTGGGTGCCGACACTTACGCGGTCGGCTTACGTTTTGGGCTTTGCCCGCGCAATCTGGAACTTTTCTTTGCCGGAAAACCAGATCACGCGGGGTTCGCATTTGCTAAGCCCGAAGAGGAACTCCCCTGGTGCGCTTCCGTGAGAGGCGTTGAGAGTGTTGTTAGTTGCTAACGTCGGCGACACTCCCAGAGCCTTCATTCTGGCACCGGCGTTAGCGGCACTCCCGCCCGTTGAGTATCGGGAGTGGTTGTATTGTGCTTGTTGAAGCGTATCATGTCAACACTTTTTCACCCGATGAGTACATAGAATGGCAGATTTAACGAATATCCTTGGCGGCGCATGGTCTCCACCAACGCAAACCTTTGATACACCTGAGAATCAACTACGCGATGCAATCATCCGCGCAGGGCTTGAGCCTCCGGATTACATACAGATAGACGGTGCGTTGCATCGCTTTAAGAGCGGCACCAAAGGCACGCCAGGACACGGTGATAAATCAGGTTGGTACATTGCTTTCCATGATGGTGTACCAGCAGGCCGGTTCGGGTGCTGGCGTGCAGGGCATGAGCAGTCATGGGTTGCTAACGTAGGACGGCAACTAACCGTCGCTGAACAGATGGCGCAAACCAGACGCATGGCAGAAGCCAAGCGGATTAGAGATGAAGAACGCAAGAAACAACAGGAAAACGTGGCGGAAACTTC